GCATGGGTAACGAACTAGAACTGGTAACAAACGAATTCTCAATCGACATTAGTGACGACAAAGACCAACTCCTTGCGGCGTTTGGTCAGGATGGTGTTGCTGAGTCAAAACAATCGGGTCCTACAAGCCTTCGCATCAACTACGATGCGGACACTGAAGATGGACATACCCTCAAGCGTGGTACGTGGAAAGTGTACAACGGAACAGAGACGGTGTATTCTGATACGGTAGTTATCAACCCGATGCTACGAACTTTTGAATACTCAATCTACGACCAAGAAGAAGGTGCTTTTACCTGCAGGTCTGTTCAGCGTAAAAAGCTACAAGAGGCCTTTCCCGACAACTCTGGTGGTATGAAGTGTGGTCGCCTGACCCGCTCAGAGGAAGAAGCCCTTGCTGATGATGACCCTCGTCTTCTTCTCAGCAAGTCTGTGTCGTGCAACATCATCATCTACGGTCAACTGGACATGAAAGATGCCGTCAACGCCGCTGGGAAAGCATCTCCAGTTAAAGACCTGCCGTTTGTCGGATACTTCAAGCGTTCAGGGTTTCGTCCGATGAACGACTTCATCCAGAACAACTTGGGTAACAAGATTCTGTTGCCGACTGCGTTGATTGAGTTGAAGACGAAGCGCATGTCAAATGGTGGTGTAACCTACTGGGTTCCCCAGCCATCTCTCATCAAAGAAGTACCCTTCACGCCAGAACGTAAGGAACTGGCTAAGAAGTTCATGGATACCGTGGCGGCTTCGAACAACAAGATTATCGAAGAGCACCGGGAATCTCTGAAGAAGGTCCTATCGAGTGCAGACATCAATCTTGCTGATAGGTTTGCATCGTGATTACTCTCTACGAAGTTAAAGACTTCCTCAAGAGAGCAGGGCGGGGGGAGATTGACTCCTCCCGTTTTGAGGACTTGATAGAGCAGTTCGGCGAGGATTGTAAAGATTCTCTCAGGAAGCAGTTGTCTGATAGAGGCGACTTTCGTATCCGTATGTCTGGATTGGGTAGACCTATCTGCCAACAGATGATGGAGAAGCAGGGTCATAACCAAGAGGTAGGCTATAATGATATCATGCGCTTCTTGATGGGTGACCTCATAGAAGCGGTAGCCGTGTTCGTTTTAAAAGCGGCTGGCGTAAACGTGGTTGACACCCAGCGTTCCTGCGAACTCGAACTAGCTGGCAACACCGTCAAGGGAACCCTCGATATCATCCTAGATGACGGCGAACAGAAGGTTTGGGATATCAAATCTACTAGCCCTTGGTCTTACGAAAACAAGTTCTCAGGACGTGGTGGGTACGATGTCATCAAAGAAGACGACCCCTTCGGCTACATCATGCAGGGCTACCTGTATTCTGAAGCACAGGGAATGCCTTTTGGTGGTTGGATTGCTATCAACAAGTCTACTGGTGAGTGGGACTTCGTAGAAGCACCTCAAGAGCAAGCCAAAGACCGTGAAATGTACATTGCTGAAGCACACAAGCGTGTGGAGAGCCTTGGCAAGGATGATACGTTCAAAATACCATTCGATGCTGAAGACGAATCCTACACCCTTAAAGGAGAGAAGATTTTTACAGGTAATAAACTGATGCCCAAGACCTGTACCTTCTGCTCGTTCAAGGAACATTGCTGGAAGAATGCAGAGTTGCATCCGAAGGTAACGTCCAAGGCTAAGTTCCCACCGATGACTTGGTACACGTCCCTCAAAGTAAGGGAAATGTAACATGCCTGTCTTGTACACAGAAACGTACAACCTGAAGTTGATTGAGTTGAATCCTGAGATTCGACACGTCTACATCGAAACACATGAACGCAAGGGCGGCGAACCTGCCCTTGTGAAGATTCGCAACATGCAATATTCGTTGCCCCTAACGTTACGCAATAACTACGCTGAATCTGGGTATCTTGTGTCGGATACGGAAGCCCGTGACATCGTCTTGATAGAGGAACAGATGCAAAACATTAACCACCATTTGAGGATGGGAGTAACCGTATGCCTTCCGACAGTGCCCTTAACCGACGAACTGTTTATACTAAAAAAGCACACACCAAAAGTAGAACAGTATCTCTTAAAAAGGCTGAGTCTGATAAAGCAAACGTTTCCCCTGCAAGGATTATGAGACGAGTAAAATATCGGTCTAAGTTCGAATTGAACATTGCGAGGTTGCTGGCAGAACGAAAGATACCGTTCGAATACGAGAACTTCAAAGTAACCTACATACCCAAGCCGCGAACTTATACCCCAGACTTCTACCTACCCGAAACCAACATCTACGTCGAAGCCAAAGGCCACCTAGATAAGGCTGACAGAGTCAAGATGCTCCTTGTTAAGGAACAGCATCCTGACCTCGATATTCGGTTTGTGTTCCTGAAGGCACGGAACAAAATTTATCGTGGAAGCAAAACAACCTATGCTGACTGGGCAAACAAGCACGGCTTCATTTGGGCAGAAGGCATGATACCTGAGGAGTGGTACAAAAAATGAGCGACAAGATTATAGATTTAGAAACCCAACTGGAGATGGCATCCTTGCTTCCCAACCGCCACTATATCGTCTTAAAACAGGCTGGTGAAGATAACTTTACCCTGTCAGCATACGACACATCAAGCCCAGACCCTGATGACGAATTCTTTTCGGCGGCGTTCGTTGCCCAACACGGACTCATCGCTATCTTGCGCGAAGAGACGGAGTATGTTATCGACAAGGGTATGGAAGAACTGGAGCACATGCACATAGCAGAAGCCGTCGAGGATTCCGCCGAACCAGATTCGAACGTGGCAAAGGTTGCCCGACGAGTTCGCGAGGGCAATGTTGTTAAGGTAGATTTTGGAGCGAAGCAATGACAACCACTGGGAAACTTTTTACAGGTAATTTTTACATGAATGATTATCAGAGAGAGTGCCTAAAAACTGGAGTTTATCCGAAAGCACATAGCATCACCTACCCTGCCTTAGGCTTGGCTGGTGAGGCCGGAGAGGTTGCCGACAAGGTCAAAAAGATTCTGAGGGACGGTGCGGATTCACCGGAATATCGCGAACAGATTATGCTTGAATTGGGGGATGTGCTTTGGTACACTGCAGTTCTCGCTCATGATTTGGGTTACAGTTTGGAAAAGGTGGCACAAGCCAACATAGCAAAACTGAAATCACGACAAGAGCGTGGCAAGTTACATGGCACAGGAGATGACCGATGAGTGAAAGATATGAGGATTACATGAAACGTCGGGCGGCAGAGGAAGACCGCCAACCGTGGCTGTTTCCCGGTCTCGACAACGAGGCTATCGACATGGTCAACCACCCACCCCACTACAATCATGCTGGTATTGAATGTATCGAAGCCATTGAAGCGGCATTGACACCGGAAGAATTTCGCGGTTACTGTAAAGGTAACAACATTAAGTACACTTGGCGTGAAAGTTATAAGAACGGCGATGAAGACATCAAGAAAGCCCGTTGGTACATGGACAGACTATCTACGTATCATGAGAGGCACGGAAAGCCATGAACTGCTGGCATTGCAAGAACGAACTTATTTGGTGTAGTGACTTCGACATCGGTCACGAGTCGGACATCTACACTATGTTAACCAGTTTACATTGTCACACCTGTGGTGCTGATGTAGACGTATACTTACCAAAAGAAACGGAAGGAAATGATGATGAGTAACATGCTCCCTACCCCATACCAACAATTTATCCACAAGTCACGCTATGCTCGTTGGCTCGAAGACGAACAGCGTCGTGAGGATTGGCACGAGACTGTTGACCGCTATGTTGACTTTATGGTCAATCAGGTTCGCGGGAAACACAACTACAAACTTCCGAAGAAGACCACTGAGGAAATCCGTGAGGCTATCCTCAACTTGGAAATCATGCCGTCTATGCGGGCTATGATGACTGCCGGACCAGCACTAGCCCGTGACAACATCTGTGGTTACAACTGCTCCTACATCCCCGTGGACAGCCCTCGTTCGTTTGACGAGTGTATGTACATCCTTATGTGTGGAACTGGTGTGGGGTTCAGTGTGGAGCGTGAGAACGTGGACAAACTCCCCGTTATCAGCGACAACTTCAACGACTCTGAAACCATCATCAAGGTTGGCGATTCCAAACCCGGATGGGCAAAGGCATTTCGCGAACTCATCGGGTTGCTCTATCAGGGGCAAGTTCCCCAAATCGACACAAGTGCTGTGCGCGAATCCGGTGCTCGTCTCAAGACGATGGGTGGACGTGCGTCAGGACCACAGCCGTTGACTGACCTGTTCAACTTCACAATCCAGATGTTCAAGAAGGCCGCTGGGCGTCGCTTATATCCAATCGAATGCCACGACCTCATGTGTAAGGTTGGTGAGATTGTCGTGGTCGGCGGAGTTCGCAGGTCTGCTCTCATCTCCCTGTCGAACCTGAACGATGACCAGATGGCACACGCCAAGGCTGGCATGTGGTGGGAACACGAGGGTCAACGTGCGTTGGCTAACAACTCCGTAGCCTACAAGTGTAAACCTGAGATTGGCACATTCATGCGGGAGTGGCTTGCTCTCTACGATTCCAAATCTGGCGAACGTGGTATGTTCAACCGTGAAGCGGCTGACAAGCAGGTTGCGCGGAATGGTCGTCGTGAGACAGGACACTACTGGGGAACGAACCCGTGTTCTGAAATCATTCTACGTCCGTACCAGTTTTGCAACCTGTCAGAGGTTGTGGTTCGTGCGTCAGATTCCCTTGACGACTTGAAGCGTAAGGTTCGCCTAGCAACCATCTTGGGAACCCTACAATCAACCCTAACTGATTTCAAATACCTGAGGAAGATATGGAAAGACAACACAGAGGAAGAGCGTTTATTAGGCGTCTCATTAACTGGTATCATGGACCACTCCGTGCTATCAAAAACCGTCGACAGCAAAAGATGGCTCGAAGAGATGCGCGAGGAAGCGGTATCGACGAATATGGATATTGCAAAGACGCTTGGAATCCCACAGAGCAGTGCCATTACCTGTGTAAAGCCGTCGGGTACTGTGTCTCAACTGGTGGACGCTGCCAGCGGAATTCACGCTAGACACAACGATTACTACATCCGCACGGTTCGCGGCGACAACAAAGACCCGTTGACCCAGTTCCTCATCAACGAGGGCGTACACAACGAGCGTGATGTCATGAAGCCTGACTCAACAACCGTGTTCTCGTTCGCTATGGAAGCACCGAAGGGTGCGGTTCTCCGTACGGATATGAGTGCGATTGAGCAACTGGAACTGTGGAAGGTCTACGCTGTGCATTGGTGCGAACACAAACCATCGGTTACCATCAGCGTTAAAGAACACGAGTGGATGGAAGTTGGTGCGTGGGTGTATGAGAACTTCGACATCGCCTCTGGTGTGTCGTTCCTTCCGCACAGCGACCACACATACCAGCAAGCACCTTATCAGGA